TGAGTTGAGTTTGTCGTAGTTTCCATATTTAACCGTTTTCGTCTTGGCAGGGTCTGGCTTACAACGTATAATTTCATCACGAATAATGTTCTTGTCTTCGTCTTTTTCAGTGTGGTAAATAGTAGCCATAAATAGTCCCCGGTCAATCGAGCCCTTGTTTATTAATACACTATCTTCTTGATTATAACCGGTGTGTGTCATAATAGCAACGTGAATTTGTGTGCCAGAAGGAACCTTGTTTAGGTGTAGAAAGTTCATAACACGCGTATCTACAAGTGGGCGGGTAGGATAATTCAAGACATAGGCAGTTTTGTCCATACGTTGGTCATAATTAGTTGCATATACGCCCATAGCTTGTTTGCCCATAGCACATTGGTATGTATTTCTGGGAGCTTGATTATGGTCGGGAAAAGGAATACAAGAAGCAAGGATACCAAAGATGGTGCTTGGATGTATTTCACAGTGGGTATATAGGTAATTACCTTTTTCTTTGTTGTGAATGTATTCACCTTTACACTTCATTCCAATCATAGCATAGTTTTGTTCTTCTGGGTCAATATATTCAATAACGGATTCGTCTAATTTACAATTGGTAAGCAAATCGTTCCAGTATAATTTTTGTTGTTTTAACATGTCGATAATATCGGATGTAATAATAACCTTTTTATTTTTAACTTTTAGTAGTGGACGAGTAAGACGTCCGGCATCATCACATACACGTATTTCCAGTTTTTGACAATCAAAGACAACCGATGTATAGATATTAATAATACCGCACGATTTTTTGTGTTTTAAATCATTGTATAAGAGCAATGGTTCTTTTGTAATACCAACCCAGCAACCATTGATAAATACTTTGATTTGTTTATATACTTCGCAAGGTTCAATGTCATCGAGTGGAATGGTGTATTCTTTTACATAGTCATACAAAGCAGAACTGTTAGTAGGGTTCGTAATATGTGCCATATAACTAATATTCTTGACAACACCAATGGATTGACCTTCTGGTGTTTCAGCGGGACATAAGAATCCCCAAGTAGTATTATGTAATTTACGTGGTTCTACCAGTTCACCACTTTTTTCAAGGGGAGTATTAATTCTTCTGGAATGGCTCAATCCAGAAGCATAAGTAAGTCGATTTAATACCTGTGCAACACCCACTTTGCTACTATTGGATTGTTTAATACTAAAATCGCCTGTTGAAAGAGCACGATTAATGCCGTTTTCAATCGTGGTAGATTTCATTATTTTATAGATGTTTGTAGTGTTAATAATATTTTCATAATCTTCGGTAGATTTCCAAGAACCATTGTTGATTTCGCGAACAATTTGTTTCTGCATTTCCTTTACAAGCTTATTGAAGTAATTGCGAAATAAGTTGTTTAACAATGTTCCGGTAAGTTCAATGCGTTTATTTAAATAAGAGTCTCTGTCGTCAGGTGGTTCAAATTCAAGAGCAGTTTTAATAATACGGGTAGTCATATGACCGAGTAAATATAATTTTTGTTTCGTTGTTCTACAATGAGGGAATACATCATTTTGTAAAACATCGTGAGTGAATTGCATTTTCTTTCGCTGTCCTGTTTCTCTATCTACATTTAATGGAGTGAAAGCAACATAACTGTTGATATATTTAATAGCATCTTCTTGTGTCATACACTTATTTGCATCTACAATGGATGCACGTAAGAAGTCGACAATCACATTACCTTCCTTGATGTTAGTAGCAATATATTCACATATTTTTTTATCGCTTGTCACGCCAAGCGCACGGAATAATATGAACAGTTCAATAGGTTGTTTTACACGAGCAATATTTACATATAATCCATAGCCAAATCCATTGTTTTTGCTGGAAACCATAATTTCAAATTGTTTGGGAGAAATACACTTGAAATCAGGAACAGATTTGAACTCGGCATACCAGCTCCATTTGCTTGTATTTTTTCCATCAAAACAATAAATTCTATTTTCAGCAGCACGTTCTTGTCCGAGAACCGTTTTTTCAGACCCTTTAATAATGAAGTATCCGCCGGAATCAACAGAGCATTCCCCGGTTTCTCGGGGGCTCAGGTGCTGATTTTGCTTTAATATACAAATGGCAGATTTCAACATAATGGGCATTTTCCCAATATTAATCTTGGGGATGACCTTTTCAATAATCTTGGGTGTTTCCATTTGCTCTGTATTACGAATGATATATTGAATATGAATATCAACAGTCATTGTAGAAGAATACGAGAAATTACGAAGTTTGGCTTCTTGTGGAAACATTGTTTTCGTAGCACCATTGTTTTCGTGTATTTGTGGAGGGTAAAGTTTAAAATTATGAAAAGAGATTTCAACTTCAAGGAAATATTTGTCTTTTTCTGGAACATAATCGTTTTCGGAGTGGATACTTACAGGATTAAACATTTGGATAGTCTTTTGAATCTGATAATTTACAAAATGGTTATAGGATTCAATCTGATGTCGTACAGAACATTCAAGGTGTTTTCCCTGAAAATAGGATTCAATAATACTGAATGGTTCTTCGGTATAGTCCCCCAAGTGGTCTAATAATTCAGTGTCGTTATCTACGTTTGTCTCGTTGATATTGAATGAATCCTTGATTTTCTGGGCGAGGTCATCGTGAACATCGTCTATACTCGGTAATCCAGTGGACTGAAAGGAGGTAGTAGAGGAAAGGTCAGCTGAACGGAAATGCAAATCCATTATTCTTGATACAGGTTTTTTGTCTGTATTGTTTTTACTTCTATTTCAATTTTTGTAGTATTAGAAAAAGATAATAAATAGATAGGTTTATATACATAAAGTTCAACAACAGATGACATCATTCAATAAGAAATTCATTTCCTATTTGGACAATTACGATAGTAGTTTTAATCTGACCATTGATAAATTAGAAATCATAAAATCATTAATACAAAATAATTATTACTATAATAAGGTGTATACGATTGATAATTATCCTGTTTCAACAATAAAACCGCCCCCTCAAAAGTTGCCGCCGATACCCGAGACAACATCATCAATTGTGTCCAATGTGTTTGGACCAACCATTGGACCCGCCCCGGTAATATCGAGTCCAAGAAAGCGAACATTAAAAATACATATGGATGTGTCATTGAATTATGACTCTTGGATGCATCAGCATGAAGTAGAGTTAAATACACCGAAAGAAAAACGGAAGGTTGTAATAGAAACCGATGTATCAAGTGTAGAAGATTTATTAAAAATAATTGAAGAAAATGCATATGACAACCATTGCGAATATAATATAGATTTGAAAGGATTGCATAACATAAAAGATGAGTTATACAGTTTACAGAAAATGATTGGGATGACCGAGTTAAAGAACACGATAATTCATCAGTTGCTTTATTTCATACAGCGACTACATATTAGTTCAACAGGAAGCGATTTCAAACATACTGTGATTTATGGTCCACCCGGAACAGGAAAAACAGAAGTAGCGAAGATTATAGGAAAAATGTATTCCAAGTTAGGAATATTAGAAAAGTCAATATTTAAGAAAGCTACTCGAAGTGATTTAATAGCAGGGTATTTAGGTCAAACGGCTATAAAAACAAATAATTTGATAAAAGACTGTTTAGGAGGAGTGTTGTTTATTGATGAGGCATATTCACTTGCAGATACAGATAAAAATTCCAGTGATAGCTATTCAAAGGAGTGTATAGATACGTTATGTGAGGCGTTAAGCGACCATAAAGATAAATTAATGGTAATTATCGCAGGATACAAAAAGGAATTAGACGAAACATTTTTTCGGGTGAATAAGGGTATGGATTCACGATTCATATGGCGATTCACAATTGAGTCGTATGATTATAAAGAGCTAATGAATATTTTTGTAAAGTTAATGGAACAACATGAATGGGCGTGGTATGATAATGAGAATGAGTTGGAGAAACTGTCATGGTTTGAACGAAATAAAGATTCATTTGTATTTTTTGGACGGGATATGGAATCATTATTTACATATGTTAAAATTTCCCACGGAAAACGTATATACGGGAAAGAGGAAGAATATAAAAAAAAGATTACGATGGAAGATTTGGACGCGGGGTATTCTATATTCTTGAAAAATAAGGAAGTGAAACCATCAAAGCCATTTGGTTTACAAATGATGTATATGTAAAAAACGGAAATAAAAATTTATCTTTATCTATACAACAACGTATAAATAAAAAATGACAGAAGAGAAACGTGTATTGACAGTGAATCCAGCAGATTTTAATTTGTCAAATAACAATAATAATAGTACACGAAAAAAGAAATCATCAAGTAATGAAGGGCGTATAAAAATGAAGCCTCCTAAAATGCCAAAGCGAAACGAAACGTTGCGTAAGAAAGCATTGTTGCGTATGATAAGGAGCGAGCAACAGCGCAATTTGGATGAGATGACGACCCGGCAAAAGAATACCACGGATAAACAACCAGTTGCCAAAGAGAGTGTATCAACAACTGGATTTCACAGCTCGTTTAATAAAGCAACCTCCTATTTAGATAATTTGGTGAATAAATCGCAACCCACGATTACTACACCAAACATTCCAGTTCATAACCATACAATAAAGAATCACGCACAACATCACCCTACAAATATTCCGAGTCTATTAAATCCGGGCAAACCAAATGTTGAACCATTGCCTGAATTAATGCAAGTGATTCCATCTGTAAATGTAGAAAAACCCAAATATGGATGTTTGAAAAATGGGGATTTACCAACATATCGTTCATGGCTGAATAAAACACAGTCAAATAAACCACCTTTAAATTGGGATGCAACGAGTAATAGTGAGTTTGAAAGACAAAAATTTTCTGGCACGATTCCTACAACGCAAAATACAGAACCAGTTCAAATGCCACTGGTAGAAACAGAACATTTTAAGATACCAGAATATAGTGAGCCAGTGCCATTAAAGTTAAAAGGACGGAAGCAAAAAAGACGCGTTGTACGAACACATAAACTGGGTCGGTCAAAGTATTATTCTAAAATAGGGGTGTTAATATCCAATAAAACAATCCGTAATAAGGTAGTAAATCAGAAACAACAGCTTAAGAAGATGCCAATACGCGATGTGCGAAAGTACTTGATAAAACAAGGATTTATCAAAGTAGGTAGTGATACCCCGAGTGATGTATTGCGTGAAATGTATGAATCAGCATTACTAATGTGCGGTGAAGTGAAAAATAACAATGTAGACACGTTATTACACAATTTTATTCACAATAACAATGAGGATTAGCCAAATATATGATATACAAAGCAAATCGTTCCTACTGTAATACACGCCGGTATAACACAATTTTCTATAATCTCTGACCTTGATAATGTTTTACAACACGTCCATAAGGGAGACCATCGTTGTTTACTGTCAATGAATTGATAGTTAGTATTATACGCGTCATTATGAACAAGGTTTTGATAATTCTCTGAAAATGTATGATTAACATCATCGGATGAATATTTGCTATGTGTTGCTGTATTATAAATATAATCAATTGTATTTTTTTGTTTTGTGGGGGGATCATGACTATGGGGCGTCAAATCAACGAATTGCCCATAGTCTTCTATATCGATAATGTCCATATTGATTGATTAGTTGTATATAGATAGTAGAAAAATCTATATTCAATTTTTTTTACCGTTTCGTGTCTATACACGAGTAAGCCATAGTAATTACACTGTAATGCTTTGTAAGACTGTATATATATTTTAGTATTATACAGTATAATGTCAGTTGAACAACCAACATTAACACAAGAACAAAAGAACGAAATTACCAGTTACATAAATATGTATCGAGAAAAGCACGATGCTCCTCCTATTCGTTATGATGATACGATTGCCTCTTTTTCACAGAGTTGGGCGACTTATCTTGCAACAAGCGGACTATTTGAGCATAGTACAAATAGGGAATACGGTGAGAATTTGGCATATTTCAGAGGTTATGGGAATAATGTAATGGAGTTGATAAAAAAGAGCATTGACTTATGGTATGAAGAAATCAGTTTATATGATTTTGAGAACCCAGGG